TAAAAAACGCAAAAAAATAAAAAAACAAAAACATTATCGCCTAGGCCTTAGAGCTAAACACATTTCCGTGTCCAACGGCTATAGAAAATTTACCCAATATTTTTGGGACGACGTAGAGAGAACGGAATATACTTCTATTATTAAGAAATGGATTAAGAAAACATTTGATAAAGAAACAGCTAAAAATATTCTAAGAAATGATGAGTGGCGCTGGAATAAAAATCATATCGCTGCGTATTGCTATTGGACTGCTCTTGACGGTGTTAAGTTAGCAGACAAAAGTAGCATTGAATGGATGAACAATTTTTTTGCAGAGCTTGCAGAAAGAGGTAAGGCTATTAACGCCGAAGAAAAGAAAAAAAATAAAGTTAAGAAAAATTCGCACAAACCGGCGATACAAGAACGTATGCGAGAGCAGCTTAATGAAATTATAGGGCAATTTGAAGTTTGGTTGGACGAGCAGCCAAGTAAAGATATTCCTAAGTTTTTTAATTGGCTTAAAAAAGAAAATATTGCTCAAGCGCATATAGGAAAAATTCGTAGTTACTACGAACCAGTGTTCGCAGAGTATCAAGAGTTATTAAAAAAAGATTGCCACCCGGATTTTAAAGAAGCCTATAACCATTTAAATAAACCAGAGATCAAAATATATATCAACTTTTTCGATGTATTGTTTACTGATCTTACTGCTTATAACAATGTTAAGAAAGCACTTAGAAAAACTAGAATTAGAAAAGCTCCAAGCAAAGAAAAATTAGTATCAAAGTTAAAATATAAACTCAACGAAGATCGCTATAAGGTTGTTAGTATTAATCCTATTGACATTTTAGACGCTACAGAGTTATGGATTTTTAATACCAAGAATCGTAAGCTAGGAAAATATGTTGCGGAGGACAACTTTCGTCTGGCAATTAAAGGCACAACTTTGTTAAACTTTAATCTTACTCTAAGCGTACAAAAGACTATACGCAAACCCGAAGAAAAACTAGCAGAATTTAGTAAAACTGGTAAGGTTGCTTTACGTAAATTCTTAAGCGGAATCAAAGCAACCGAAACTAAACTCACTGGAAGGTTAAATAAACACACTATCCTACTTAAGGTTTCTTAAATAAATACTGTATAAAAGGAAACCTTAAATGGCCACAGATGTAACAACCCTAAAAAACGACATTAAAGATTATATTTACTTGCGCTTAGGCGGAGATATGATTGATGTCGAGTTAGATCCCGCGCATTATACAAACTGTACAGATCAAGCATTACGTCGCTATCGCCAACGAGCACAAAATAGCGTTGAAAGTAGTTACCAGTTTCTCACTATTGTAGAAAACCAACAAGAGTATGTACTTCCTGACGAAATTGAAACTGTGCGCCAAGTGTTTAGGCGTAGTGTTGGCAGCGGAAGTGCTGATACAGGAACACAGTTTGAGCCATTTGAAGCGGCATTTGTAAACACATATCTATTACAAGCTGGTCGTGTTGGCGGTCAAGCAACATATGAAATGTATTACCAGTATCAAGAACTTAGTGCTAGATTATTTGGTGGATGGGTTAATTTCGATTGGAATCCTGTAACAAAAACTATTACACTTCTTCGAAAGTTTTCGGCTACCGGAGAAATTATGGTGCTTTGGGTCTACAATAAAAAAACAGATCAAGTATTGCTCTCGGATACCCATGCACAACCCTGGATACAAGATTATGCGTTAGCACTAGCAAAATATACGCTAGGCGAAGCAAGGTCTAAATTTTCAACAATTGCTGGCCCACAAGGCGGAACCTCGATGAATGGCGATACACTTAAAGCAGAAGCACAAGCAGAAATGATGACATTAGAAGAAGAGCTTAAAAACTATATGGACGGCTCAGACCCACTTAGTTTTCTTATTGCTTAATATACACTTTTTCATTATAATAATTATATGATCATTGGACTTATAGGTTTTATTGGCGCGGGCAAAAATACGGTCAGTGATATACTAACAGAGTATGGCTTTTGCTCTGAGAGCTTCGCCGGGCCTCTTAAAGATGTTGCTGCAAGTATTTTTAACTGGGACCGCGCTATGCTCGAGGGCAATACATCGGCTAGTAGAATTTCGCGAGAAACTGTAGATGAATGGTGGAATGAGCGTTTAAAGATACCAAATTTTACTCCGCGAATAGCACTTCAGATTTTAGGCACTGATATTCTTCGAAATCATTTTCATGCTGATATATGGGTGCTTAGTATGGAAGCTCGCATTAAAGATGCAAAGAAGAACGTTGTTATAACTGATGTAAGATTTCCAAACGAAGTTAGAATTGTACGTGAGTTAGGTGGTAAAATAGTACGCATTAAACGAGGTGAAGACCCAGAATGGTTTAGTCTTGCAGCCAGTAATCACGAATCAATGCCTATGGTATACCCTGATATACATGCTAGCGAGTACAGTTGGGCTGGCACAACACCAGATTATTTAATTGATAATAAAGGAACTATTGAAGATTTAAGAAAAATAGTTAATGATCTTCTAGAAGATCTCCATGTAACCATCCAGTAATACTTAACTCGTAATTGCAGTTAAGGCACACAGTTTTTAAATTTCCAACATTAACGTTTTCTTGATTTTCATCTATATGAAATACAACTAACTGTCCTTGTGTTGTTGGTGTAAATTTACATCTTTCACATAACTTTTTTAATCTATATCCAGCAAGATACCATCTAGGCGTTGTTGCTGGTTTTTTATTAATTTTTTTTCTTCTGCAAGCTTCACACAGTTTTCTGTAGTAAACTTTTCCATTTAAATGATAGTTAACTGCTCTAAGATTGATTTTACACTGATTACATAGTAGTCGCATACAGATATTTATTTTATCTTTAAAAGCGTTCCTTTAAAGGGTTATAAATTGTTATATAATAATCTTTAAAAACTGTATTTTATGGTGTTTTGATAAATATATTAAAGTATAATAAATAATTCGTTAAATAAAGGAATCGAAAACATGGCAACTTTAGTATCACCTGGTGTAAATGTTACAATCACCGACGAAAGTCAATATGTTCCCTCTGTAACCGGAACAGTCGCATCATTAATTGTGGCAACAGCACAAGATAAAACCCAAGGAGGTAGCACAACAGCTACAGCCGCAGGAACTACAGCAGCAAATGCAGGCAAAACTTATCTTATTGGAAGTCAGAGAGAACTTAGCAATATGTATGGTAATCCAACATTTTATCAGTCAGCAGCTGGTAGTGCAATTAATGGTTATGAAATTAACGAATACGGACTTATGGCGGCATATAGTTTACTTGGTGTAAGTAACAATTGTTACATTACGAGAGCAGACATTAACTTATCAGAGTTAGTTTCAAGCGTATCTCGGCCAACAGGAGCTCCAGCAAATGCTACTATTTGGTTAAACACAGGAACAGGTACTCGCTGGGGTGCGTTTGAATGGAGCAAAAGTGCCGGCACATTTACTAACAAGGTTCCAACAGTTATTACAAGTACAAGTGATTTGTCAGGTGGTATTCCTAAAACTAGCATTGGTGCTATTGGTGATTATGCAGTAGTTGCTACAAATGTTAGCAATCCAGTTTATTATAAAAATCGCAGCAACGCATGGGTATTAGTTGGTAGCAGCAGTTGGCAACTTGCATGGCCAACTATTTCGGGCACACTTGCAAATCCAACGCTTGTTACTGGTCACTCAATTACAATTAACGGATCTACCGTTACGCTAAGTGGATCAAACGTTGCAGCACTTGCTACAAGCATTAACAGTGCAAGCGTTACTGGTGTTACAGCAGCAGCCGTAAATAATAAGATTGAATTTTATGCTACGAGTTTAGCAACTAGCAACGGTTCAACTGTAGATGGTAAAATAATTCTTGCTAATGCTACCGGCACGATATTAACAGTTGCAGGGCTTACAGCTAGTACGTATGCTTGCCCATTATTACAGCAAAGCGCACATTACACCGTTCCAGAATGGAAGTCAACAGACACAACTCCGCGTCCAACCGGTAGT